CAAAGACCTGGCGCGGGCCGCCGGGTGCGACCTGTACCTTGACGATAAGATATTGGCAATCACGCCCCCGAATGTTCCGCGCAAAGTAATCATTCCGCTTATCTCGCCAGCGTCCGGCCTGGTTGGCTATCCAACCTTTGACGGCGTGGGCGTCAACTTCCAAACGCTGTTTAATCCGGCTATCACCTTTGGGGGCTCTATCAAATTGGAAACGGACGTACAGCAGGCGGCCGGGGAATGGGTTGTTACTTCGGTCGCCCATCGGCTTGAATCAGAAAAGCCCGGCGGCGCCTGGTTTTCATCCGTGAGAGGGAATCAAAATGGCCTCGCCGTCGTCGGACGCTAACGGAATCCCCAGCGGCCAGCTTAAGCCGCAAAGCACTTGGGGCGAATTTAACAATATGGCCTTCATGGTGCAACAGGCGCTAGGGAAGATGCAAACCGCGACCTTGGTCCGCATTGAGTCTTGCACCAACTCCGGCGGCTTGTCCCCCGTAGGCTATGTCGATGTCACGCCTCTGGTCAACCAATTGGACGGCCAGGGGCACCCGACGCCCCATGTGACCATTTACAACTTGCCCTATTTTCGGCTGCAAGGCGGCGCCAATGGCATCATCATTGACCCGCAAAAAGGAGACATTGGTGTTTGCGTGTTCGCGTCCCGTGATATTTCCAAGATCAAGGCGACCAAGAAACAAGGCAACCCCGGGAGCCATCGCCAATACAGCTTTTCCGACGGTATGTATCTCGGTGGCATGCTTAATGGCATCCCGACGCAATATATCCAATTCAGCGCCGCCGGTATCCGCATTCATTCCACGACTCAAGTCAAAATTGACGCCCCTGACGTGCTGATTGTCGCCCAAACAGTGGAAATCAACGCCAGCACGTCGACCACGGTCACGACGCCCACTTTTACTGTCAACGGGGACGCAGTAGTCAACGGGCATACCACCATGGCCGGAGGTATAGCCCAAACCGGCGGCGGGGTCGCTATGTTCTCCGGGTCCATGACGGTAACGGGCGACGTGACAGCGCAAGGCACAAGCGTTCATAATCACGTCCACGGGGGAGTGGTCCCCGGCGGCGGCAACACGGGGGCGCCAGTATGACGCAATACAACACGCTTTTACTAGATCAATCCGCATGGGATTTGGTCATAGACAGCGCCGGCAATATCGCCATGGCGACGCCCCCTTACGCCCTGGCCCAAGACGTTGCAAGCGCCGTGCGGCTCTTCCTAGGGGAACTTTGGTACAACACGCCCAAGGGCATTCCGTACTTTGAAGAAGTGCTTGGGCACTTGCCGCCGCTGTCATTGCTTACTGGCTACATGGAACAGGCGGCGTTGACGGTTCCCGGCGTTGTGTCGGTACAGGTTATAATCTCGGAATTATCAGCCCGTGAGATTCGCGGCGAAGTCCAATTTATTGACGAAACGGGGGTCGCAAGTGGCGTCACCTTCTAGCGTGCCAAAAATTCAATTTACGGCCGCGGGTTTGATTATCCCGGCGGAAACTGACATTTTAGCCGGCGTGCAAGCCGATATGAATGCCGCATTTGGCGGTGGTCTTAATCCGGGCCTTGAAACGCCCCAAGGGCAACTTGCTTCCAGCCAAGCCGCGGTAATCGGGGACAAGAACAATGAAGTCGCCCTTATCGTCAATCAGGTTGACCCGCAATATTCCGCCGACCGCTTCCAAGATGCGATTGGCCGCATTTACTTTTTGACCCGCAAGCCGGCCACGCCGACCGCTGTCACGGCCACGCTTGGGGGCATTGCTGGCACGGTCATTCCCGCGGGCACCTTCGCGCAAGATACCAACGGCAATACCTACGCTTTGAGCGGCGACGCCACCATCGGCATTGCGGGCACCGTCGACGCAGACTTCCAGAATATCCAAACCGGTCCCATTCCTTGCGCGGCCGGCACGCTTACGTCGGTCTATCAGGCAATCCCGGGTTGGGACACTATCACCAACGCGGCCGACGGTACGATGGGTTCCAACGTGGAAAGCCGGGCCGACTTTGAGTACCGGCGCCGCAATTCGGTCGCCCTCAACGGCAAGGGGACGCCCCAAGCGATTTACGCGGAAGTTTTCGCCCTGGCGGACGTTCTCGACGTCTATGCCAAAGACAACCCGGCGGGCACCACGGTCAACACGGGCTCGACCAATTACCCAATTTTGGCGCATTCGGTTTATGTGGCAGTCGTGGGCGGCACCGACGCGGACATTGCCGCGGCCATCTGGCGCAAGAAGGATGTCGGATGCGATTACAACGGGAACACTTCCGTTACGGTCACGGACGACGCAGGCTACAGCTATCCCCAGCCGACCTATACGGTCAAGTTTGAGCGCCCGGCCGCGCTGCCCGTGCTGTTTGCCGTGAGCCTGGTGAACGACCCCTCGCTGCCTTCTGACATTGTGCAGCGGGTCAAGGCTGCCATTATTGCCCGCTTCAACGGGGCGGACGGCACAACCCGGGAGCGTATCGGTTCGCTGATTCTTGCTAGCCGTTACTATGGCGCCGTCGTTGCGGTAGCGTCGAATGTGTCCCTTATCAGCATCTTGATTGGGACCGCTACAGCCACACTAAGCCAGGTTGCGATCGGCATTGACCAAAAGCCGACCTTGTCCGAATCTGACATTGCCGTTACGCTGGTCTAGCCATGCTCAACGTCGAACGCACCATAATTAGCCAGTACGGGAACAGCGCAACCATTACGCAATTGGTCCGCAATATGGACCGGTACATAGACCCGCGGGCGGACTTCGACACGTTTTACGACTACGTGTGGAACGTTGAAACCGCCCAAGGCTTCGGTCTGGACATTTGGGGCCGCATCGTCAATATTTCCCGGGAATTGCAGATCCCCCCCGACCCTAACTTCTTCGGCTTTTCCGATGCGCTGCCGGGCTCTTTTCCGTTCGGGGAGCAACCATTTTACGGGGGCACTCCGGGCGCGACCGGCACTTACCGGCTTGCCGACGACGCTTACCGGCAATTGATCTTGGTCAAGGCGCTGGCGAACATTTCAGCCACGAATGCGCCGTCGCTAAATCAACTTTTGCAAAATATGTTCGCCGGCCGCGGGCGTTGCTATGTCAACGACCTGGGCGGAATGAGCATGCGGTATACGTTTGAGTTCTTGCTAACCAATTACGAATTTGCGATTATGACGCAATCGGGGGCTTTGCCAAGGCCAGCGGGGGTCGGTGCTATACTCATTGCCACTGACATTCCGGTTTTTGGGTTTGCGTCGGATGCCGCCCCGTTCGGACAAGCCCCATTTATTCAGGAAGGTGCAACCCATGCAGCTAATTAACGCCCCCGGCAAACTAGTTTTGCCATTCGCCAACGCTGGCGCTAAAAATACGATTCCGGTCGCTTCACAAATTGGCGTCGTGGCCGGCGCCGCCTCGCTTACCGATGGCTTTCCGCCACTGACCCGCACCCCGCTTGCCGCCGGGGGCGTCCCGCCGTCCGGCTTGGATATGAACGGCATTCTTTACGAACTGTCCGCAATCGTGCGTTGGGCCAATGCTGGCGGGGGCTACGTCTTCGACGCCACGTTTGCCACGGACACGAACGTCGCCGGCTATCCGAAGGGCGCCCGCGTTCTTCGGTCGGACGGCCTGGGCTACTGGTTCAACACGGTCGACGGTAATGCAACGGACCCGGAAGCAAACGCCGTGGCCGCCATCGCCGCCGGCTGGGTTCCCGACTTCACGAACGGGGTCGCGGCCGTCACTATGACGAACGCAAACGTTACCCTTACCCCCTTGCAGTACGGTAAGCCGGTAATTGTCATTTCGGGCCTGCTTACGGCAAATCTAAATTTGATTTTCCCCAGCATCGTCGCGGAATGGACGGTTATCAACAACACCACCGGCCCGTACACGGTCACTTGCAAGACGGCCGCGGGAACCGGTGTGGTCGTCAATTCGGCGCAAGCAATCGTCGGGGACGGAACCAATATTTACAGCGCGGTCAACGACGCCATTTCGTTACTTGGCAAACTGGTAGCCAGCGCCGCGGGCACCGCCGACGCACTTACGGCCGCATTCTCCCCGGCGCCGCGTGCGTGGCCGACCGGCGTGCCATTCATGGTGCGGGCGGCAAGTGCCAACGCGACGACGACCCCGACATTCACGCCGAACAGCGGCACGCTTGCGGCCAAAACCATCGTCAAGGGTGCCAATGCGGCCTTGACCGCCGGGGATATTGCCGGCGCCGGGCATTGGCTGCTGATGCAATACGACGCCACTCTCGACAAGGTTGTGTTGCTGAATCCGGCGCTCGGTATCACCGCCAGCGCGGGACTTTTCAAGAAAGCCGATTCGACAACAGTAGCGTTTACGAAAACCGGAGCGTTTGCAGTTTCTACTTCGCAAGCAATTACCATGGAAGTTAACGGCGTTGTCCAAAATATTGCGGCGGCCACGGTAATTACGATGCCCGCCAGCCCCGTGCCTGGTACTGATTATGCCGTATGGGCAAAGCCGGGCGGGACGTTAGAAGCCACCAGCAACCACACGTCGCCCCCGGTTGCCAACAGCCGAAAAATCGGCGGCTTTCATTACGCACCTGGCGGAAATGCGTTGGCGCAAGCTGGTGGAAACACGACGCCGCAAATCAATGAATACAGCTTTTGGGACTTGAAATTTAGGCCGACGTGTCCGGACCCTCGTGGCATGACGTTGGTCGGTGGCGGATTTTGGGTGGACATTTACTTGACTGGCGTCGATGCGATTACAAACGGCTCCAGTAAGTACAATGTCTTAATTGCGGAAGGTGTTGATCCGCCAAAAGTGCCGCCCATGTTCGGCGGTGACGGAACGATGACTTACGGCTCCTATACATGGTTTGAGGCGATGGAACTGGCGACTGCATTCGGCAAGCGTTGTCCGAATCAACAAGAATTCATGTCGGCAACGTACGGCACGACCGAAATGTCAAGTCTTGGGGCAGATCCAGTTAACACTGTCCTAAATGCGGCGTATACATCAAAATGGGGCGTAATTCAGGCAACAGGCGTTGCGCAGGTGTGGGGCATCGAACGCGGGGGGCCGTTTGCTGGCGCAACTTGGAATGCCAATACCGAAGGGAGGGGCTCCGAATACAATGCCCCTAATGTTGGTGTCCTTGGGGGCATCTGGTTCTACACGACGGCCTC